AATGGACTCACATCAACAATGTCCTCAACATCGAGGGCATTGAGGCAGAGGATTCCGCAAAAGACTGCACCATCTCCAAGGAGCAGATGCAGAAGATTGAGGATAAGATGGCTGCCGATGCCGACTCCATCCATGACAAGGACGAGGCTCTCGCCAAGGTCAAGGATGAGAAGAAGGCTTTGGAAGACAAGGTCAAGGACCTCGAAAAGGAGAAGAAGACCTTGGAGGATAAAGTGAAGGATCTGGAGAATGAGCCTGGTGGCAGCACCTCTACGGCCGTGGATGACACCAAGGTCGAGGATTATTGCTCAGATCAAGTGTTGAACGCTATAGAACAATTCGCATAATATGGCAGAAGAGAATAAATTCATCGCCCCTGCAGATGTTCATGAGCAACTGCAGAAGACTGCTAAGACATACCGCAAGCAGTTGATTACCATGCCTACAAAAGGCTTGAAGAAGTCACTCTCATACATGACGCTTCGCCCAGGCATTCGTGTTTCCGAGACTGTCGGAGAGTTGACAGGCAACGCTGAGTTCGGGCCATACGACGAGAACCGTACCGCCGACAGCGGTGCTAAGATTAAACCTCGCACCTTGGAGGTGTTCCTTGGCAACGTTGACGTGAAGTTCTCTCCTAACTCGGTTTATTCCACTATTTGGGGTGCCAACGCCATGAGTGGCGATGCCCTCAAAAACGTACCTATCACCCTACAGGTTCTACAGCTTCTCGCCTTGAAGCTCGGCAAGAACCTCGACAAGGTGCTTTGGAAAGCCGTGCGCAATGCCTCTGGCACAGGTTCCAAGGACCTCTTCAACGGTCTCGACACCATCGCAGCCGCAGAGTTGACCGCAGGCAAGCTGTCAAGCGAGCTCGGCAACCTCCTCAAAGTCTCCGACATCCTCGGTGCTGGCAAGACCATCAACGACGACAATGCCGTTGACTTCGCACAAGCCATTTGCGAGAGTGCAGACGAGGACTTGATGGCAGAGGATAACCTTTTCCTCTATGTTCCTCAGGCATTCGTCAACCTCTACAACCGTGCCTTCCTGAAGAAGTTTGGTTCCGTGCCATACAACAATGGCTACAACCACAACTCCATCGTGGGCTTCGAGAACGTCCACTTTGCTCCGCTCAGCAACAAGAAAGATACTCCTTTCTTCCAGCTCTCCACTCGCAGCAATATGCTCGTGGGTGTCAACGAGGCAAACAACAACGACGCAGAGAAAATCAGCATCGAGAAATATCATCCTTGGAAGCTCGACTTCATCGCCACCAAGTTCTTCGGCACCCAGTACGAGAGCATCAACAAGGAGCGCATCATGTTCATCACCGACGATGGCGAGACTCCGCTCATCCAGAAGAGCAACGTTTCGTCTGAGTCTCTTGACGGTGCTGATGACCTCAACCCTGTTGACGGTGGCAATGAAGAGCAGTAAACTTTCACCTTATTATATATAGGAGATTAAATTATGGTTTGCACAACTAAAGATTTATATAAATCAGTCCGCAAGTGTCCAGGAGTTCGCATTACTCCTGGCATTCGCCCTAAGTTCTTGGCTATTCTTAAGTCAAAGATCCTCACATGGCCAAAGTTGCCTGATGACATAGAGGATAAAGCTACAGACATGACCGCACTTGCCACATACAAGGGCAACTTCACTTTGGATGCTGATGCTAAGTGGCATGTGGTTGATCTGGTCTCCCTCAAGTCAAGCATTACCACCGAGACACAGGGAGAGGCTCCTTCAGCCACATTCCTCAACAAGGCTGAGTATATCATCGGTGGCATGGATGCCGATATTACAGGCTTCGGCCGAATGGTCATCAACGACGAGATGATCTATGCTCAGCAGATGCCTAACGGACGTTTCCGCATCTTGGGTTGCGAGATGTTCGCACCTAAGTCCACATTTGCTCAGAATAGTGGTGCGGGTGCTACTGACTCCGTCACCTCTACACTCAGCGTTGAAGCCACAGACGTTAGTCCAGCACCTTTCTATGAGGGCAAACTGGAGACCGACGAGGGCGACATTAGCGGCCTTGACGGCTCCGTATGGACTGAGTCTAAAGAGTAGGCGCTATTTTACTCATAATATCAAAAATGTTTCAGCAGCTTAGGTGGCTCTCGCTTCGTGCCTGAGCCACCTTTTATTATTTTCGCATATATGGATCATCAATTCACCAAACAGATACAAGCATGGCTCAATGCCAAGCATGAGAGCGATGCAGACGTTATCAAGGGAGCAAACATGCTCTTCCGTCTCAACAGAGACCGCTTCTATCATGCCCGTGCCACCAGACAGCCACAGGCATACCGTTCTAACATCGAGTACGAGTTGGGGAAGTTCCTCAAAATTCGTCTCGACAAAATGACCATTGATGAGGTTAAGCAGATGGATAGTCTCGTCATTCCAGAGGCACAAGCCATCATCGACGAGGGCGCACCAGTGGCTACGACCGAAGAAACGACCGGTACGACCGCAAAAACGACCGATTCCAACGAGGAAGAGTCCAACAATGATGATGCAGAGCTGCCGTCCTCCGAAGAGGATGGTGTCGCGGTCATCCGCAAAGGCAAGCGCAAGGATCACGATTTCCTGCCCGACAAAGTAGCTGCCCTCTGGGATATTAACGCCAAGCGATACAAGGAGATAAAATCTACCTTCGAGACACTCAAGTCGATGGAAGACAAAGAGCCGTGCGACCGATACGAGTATCTCAAGATACTCTCCGACCTTGACAAGAAGTATCGTGCCGACATGCTCACCTACGACTCATACGTGGTCACACGTGCCGACCGTGACCGTGTCGCTAAAGCCCGCCTCGCCGAGAATGGCAACCAAGGTTAAGGTAGCAGACCTGCTGAAACCCATCGGCGATATTCAGACACAAGCCTATTTCGGGCGACATATCCACACCCTCGGTCTCATCAAGTGGATTCTCTCACAGACAGGCTCTGCAGAAGTGTGGGTGTCATCCTATTCTACCTCCGAGGAGTTCCTCCGTGGGTTCCGCCTGATGCGGCAGTCTGATAGCATCCGTTCGGCAAAGATGCTGCTCGATGTCAAGGCGAGCAAGAAGACCGTGCAGCTTTGGCGCATGATGCAGGCTTGTTTTGACGAGGTATATCTGGGCGAAAATCACTCCAAGGTGATCCTCTTCAGAGCCGCCGATTGCGTGGTGTCGGTCGTCACCTCACAAAATCAGACCTATGGCAGCCGTGATGAATCGACCATCGTCACTACAGAGCCACAAGTCTTCTACGATCTGCTCCATGGTTACCTGGAGCACTGTACTAACAAAAGTTTGAAAATCAATGGAAATTACACAGGAATTGATGAAAAACGTGCAAGACTTGGCAGAGACTTTGACTCCGATATCGGAGATGTCCGTCCTTTTGGATATTGACGAGGACGATCTGCGTGAGGAGATTCTAAAGCCTTCGTCTAAGCTTCACCGTGCCTACTACCTGGGCATGGCGACTGTGAAGCAGCAGCTTCGCAAGAATGAGCTTGACCTCGCTGCAGCTGGCTCGCCACAAGCCGTGCAGCGCACACATGAATACCTGAACCAAATGTTAGAGGAGATTAGAGTATGAGAGAACCAGCCAACATCGATGCCATCATCGAACTCATGGATCGCACACCCGAAGAGATGGATGCGCAAAATGTACCCGCCCCTGTGCGTGACCGCATTTTGCGCATCCGTGCCCTCTATGCCTGGTGGCTCGTCAATCCTCGCAAGACAGATCAGGAATTGGTCTTCAAGGATATGCAAGACTATCGTGTGCAGCGCATGATGGCATACAACGATCTGCACCTCATCAAGCTCATACTGGGCAACCTTCAGCGTGTGTCCAAGGACTTTGCCCGCTTCCGTTTCGACCAGATGATACAGCGCACCTACGATAAGGCTGAGTCAATAGGTGATGCCCGTGCCATGGCTGCTGCAGCAGCTGCCTACGGTAAATATCATCTTCTGGATAAGGAAGATCCTGTGGATAATGGCTACGACCAGATTCAGCCTCAGGTCTTCATACCTACTACCGATCCTCGTCACTTGGGTCTCAAGCGCATTCCTAACGTGATGACCACCATCAAGAAGCTCATCAAGAAATATACCGACAACTCCATGGATCTTGTCAAGATCGAAGCTGAAGACTATGATGAGCAGCTCTTGGAATATGCACCAACAGAAGAAATCAAGGAGGATACTCAATGATTGATCAATATCTAAATCCAGCACAGATGGAGGTTAACTTCATCAACGCTCGAGACAACGTGATAGTGGGCGGTCGAGGAATAGGCAAGAGTGTACTCCACTCTATGTTCAACCTGCGCAACATGCAGCGCATGCCTGGCAGCAATGGTGGCTTTGTCTCTGCCAATGCCAAGCGATGTCTCACCAACACCATACCGTCCATGCTGCAGCACTGGGAGCGATGGGGCTTCCATCGGGGCAAGCATTATCTCATCGGGGTCAAGCCGCCTAAGAAATTGGGATGGCCTGACCCGGTTATTCCTCCTTCCAACTGGGAGAACACCATCTCTTTTTATAATGGCAGTATAGGCACCATTATCTCACAAGACCGCAAGGGCACGTCCAACTCCCTCTCGCTTGACTACCTCGACATTGACGAGGCGAAGTTCATAGACTTTGAGCAGTTGAAGGATGAGACCTTTCCTGCCAACCGTGGAAATGTCAACCTATTCGGTCAGCATTACTACCACCATGGCATGCTTATCACCTCCGATATGCCAGTCACTAAGAAAGGTTCCTGGTTCCTCAACTACAAGAAGGATTGCGACCCTCACCTCGTGGATGCCATCTCCTCGCTCGTGGTCGAAGAGTTTGACATCCGCAACCGCATCAAGACATCGGGACACATCAGTCTATATGCCAAGCGTCGCCTGAAGGAGATAGGCTTGCTGCTGGCGCAGTTGCGTTCCAAGACTCTCTTCTACAAGGAGTATTCCTCTGTCTATAATGTAGAGGTGCTCGGCATGGAGTTCATCAAGCAGATGAAGCGAGACTTGCCTGCACTCACCTTCCAGACCTCCATCATGTGCAAGCGGCCATCCATCTCGCTCGATGGCTTCTACTCCAACCTGCGTGATGTCAACTTATACACGGCTCCCAACCTCGACTTCCTCGATGGCCTGGAGTACGACATCGATAAGCTACAGCATGTGGATGCGCGCATGGATGCAGACGTTGATCCTGACCGTCCGCTGTGCATAGCGTTCGATGCCAATGCACTCATCAACTGGATGTGCGTGGGACAAGACAACCTGCGTGGCGAGGCTCGTTGCCTGAAGAGCTTCTTTGTGAAGTATGAGAATAAGCTGCCTGCCCTGCTCGATAAGTTCATGGAGTATTACCAGTACCACCGATGCAAGGAGGTTAACTTCTACTACGACTCTACCTTCGTGGGCAACAACTACGCCCTGATGAATGATGACTTCCATACCTTCATTGCCAACTATCTCACAGACCATGGCTGGTATGTCAACGAGGTCTATCTGGGCAACCCGATGGGACATCTGGAGAAGATGCTGCTCATCAACCGTATGTTTGTGGGCAAAGCCGATCACCGTGCCATGATCAACAGCGAGAACAATGAAGATCTGCTCATATCCATCCGTCTTGCTGGTGTGTATAATGGCAAGAAGGATAAGCGAGGAGAGAAGCTGGCAGAGACCGAGGAGGACAAGCTGGAGGCTCGCACCGATGGCTCCGATGCCTTCGACACACTCATGATTGGCATAGAGAAGTTCCCGCAGTCCGATGGCTACATCTCTACTGGCTCCATGCTCTGATATTATTTTTTCATACGACTATAGGTGGTTGGCATTCTCGCTTGACCGCCGTTTGGGGGAGTTCGCAGCGATGCGGACTCCCCTTTTTTGTGTTTAGCACTCTTACAAACTTCTTAATACTTGTTTACATATTCTGTCTTTTTCAAGGGTCGGGAGGCGCGCTCGGGCGCAGGGCGGTGGGGGGTCGTTTCCGACGCAAAGGGGAATTTCTTCCCCTTTGAAACCCCAAAACCACGATAAAACCGAGGTTTTCCAATCCATGGGTGTGGAAAACCTGTCGTAAAACGACACATTTTGCATCCTCCAAACCGAGGTCGAGAGGTGCAAAATGTCGTGATTTCATCGTTCTAAGGTCTGTTTTCCGCTCCAAAGACCGCAAAACACGGTTTTCTTGATACGCAAATTTTCTTTTTACCCATTTCTATACAGATGTTAAAATTTGCGCTGCTCAAACGTCACAGGGGCTTAACACCGAGGTAAGGCAAAGCCTTTTCTTTGTCCGCTTTATCCGCTCCGAGAGCAGCCCTTTATAGGTAGCCCATCAGACTTTATCCCTTTTTCCTCAGCAAATTTACGGCGGACGGTACCTACCAAGTACTGGTTCCCGATTTCTGCGAAAACTTCCTGGCAGCCTTCCACAATCACAGATTGGGTATTCCTGTAACTTTTAGCCGAAATTCCTTGGTCTTCATACCTCTTCTCCGCTCGTCTCATTGCACCGTAAAAAGTGACAAAAAAGCCTGACGGGCAGAATAAAAAAAAACTCTCAGACGGGCAGACAAAGACGAGTTCAAGTAAAAAGCTCCTTTAGCCCTCTGGATAGAATAAAAATTTTAAAGCGTATGAAGACTTTCAACTATTACGAGTACAACTCCAAGCGTTTCGACCGCTCAGCCGAGGCAGAGCAAGTAAGAAACTTCATCTTTGCATTCAAGGATGGCAAGAAGTGGGCGACAGACTATGCAGCCGACATGGTGGCAAAGTCATTCTCTCAGACCTATGGCGACAAAGCCGGAGACTTCGTGCTTGTTTGCGCTCCAGCCGCCAACTCCAAAAAATACACCAAGCGTTTCTCTCGTTTCGCCTCCAAGGTGAGCCAAGGGGCTAAGGTACAGAACGGCAACGACCATCTTTTCATCTATGGCGAGCGCACAGCCAAGCACAACAGCGTAAACCATGTTTCTGAAAGCTTCGGCTACAGGGTGGCACTCGATAGAGAGTACTTCAAGGGCAAGAAGGTCATCATCTTCGACGATGTGATAACAAGCGGAGCGACCGCCCAAGAGTTTGCAAGCCAACTCGCTGAATGTGGCGCAAAAGTCATGGGTGCCATGTTTCTCGCAAGAACCAAAAGAATGTATAACTAATAAAAAATATAATGATGATACGACAAAATTATAACGACCTTTGCATGGAGGAAAGACCTCAATACAGAGCCTACAACTACGGCATGGACACCCTCAGCAACGTGGAACTTCTATCGCTTGTGATGAACAGAGGGGCAGGAACAAAAGAGAGCCTACAGCAGGCACGACAGATTTACAACATCATGGGCGAGAGCCTACGCAATATCAAGCGTGCGAGAATTGAAGAACTCGAAGTGGTGCAGGGTGTAGGCGACTGCAAGGCGATAGCCATACAAGCCGCCATCGAACTCGGAAGACGCTACCAGATGGAAAAGGTGGCTCGGCAGACCGACCTCGGCAGCAGCTTGGCACTCTATAACTTTCTTCTCCCTCAGATGGAGGACAACGAGAAAGAACGTTTCTTCGTGGTGCTGATGAATCAGAACTTCCGCCTGATAAAGTGCATCAAACTCAGCGAAGGAGGACTGACGGAAACTGCGGTCGATGTACGTTTGATAATGAAAGAAGCGGTGCTCAATAATGCCACCATCTTAGCCGTGGCGCATAACCACCCGTCCAACAATGCCACGCCAAGCAAGGCTGATGAAGAAGTAACTCTGAAGATACACAAGGCTTGCCAAATCATGCGCCTTTTCTTCATGGACCACATCATCATTACAGAGGAAGGCTTCTATAGCTTCCACGACAAAGGCAAACTATAATATATAATAAGGTGGGGAAGGTTTTTTCGGTCTTCCCTATTTTTTTCAAAATTTTCGCCTGACGGCGAATCTGTCTGGCAAGAGCCTAAAAGAGGTCAAACATTGCTTATTTTTATATTCGAATGTTAAATCTTAGTTAATATAGCGAAAAAGCTACCTAAATATTTTGTGGTTTGTAGCTTTTTTGCTACCTTTGCAGTGTCAAAATGACAAAGAGTTCTTTCACTTAATTAAATAAACAATGAAGTATAATCAATTGTACAATGAGTTGACTAAGGCGGGATGCTTTATCACTCTACATGGTGCCGAGCATGACGAATGGTTTAGTCCCAAGACTGGGGCGAAAATCAGAGTACCAAGACACGGTAGCCATGAGGTTAGACCAGGGTTGCTAAGACGCATTAAAAAGGCTTTGCTCGGACGATAAGTCCGGGCACCTGCCCTTAACCTTACAATTGTATTGTCTTATGTTTTTTTTTAATGTGTGAGGAACTCTTTTATTATTAAAGTATATTATGACATAAAAATATGGCTAAGAAAGTTGTACTAATTTTGGAATATGGCAATGGCGGTTACTCTTGCTACAATGACGATCCGATAGGCAAGTATGCAGTGATAGACGGAGATGGGGCAACTGCAGAGGAGGCAAAGGCAGACTTCATGCGAGCCTTGGAGGAATGCCGACAGGCTTCTCCCGAAGACAAGGATATTAATCAGAATATGGAGTTTACCTACAAGTATGATATACAAGCCTTCTTCAAGGAGTTCTCCTTCCTCAATGCTACTGACATGGCTCGCCGTGCAGGTATCAACCCCTCGCTTATGCGGCAATACACCAGCGGAGTTAAAAAAGCAGGAGAGAAAACTTACAATAAGCTCAATGCTTGTTTGAGCAATATTAAGAATGATTTACAAGCAGCCGTGTTCTAACACTGGTTGTACTTCATAGATTAAAAATTTAAAGTGAAAGAATTATGAGCCCTCTGTGCGTGACGCATCGGGGGCTTTTTCATTCCCCATTCCATCATTTCTCTCAAAAATTAACCTTTTTCCACCAAAAACAAAACTTTTTCCCAAAAATATTTGGCAGTTCCAAATATTCTCCTTATCTTTGCCACCGCTTAACAGATGATAGTAGTCTATCCGGCAGGGCGACCGTTTCGCCTATGGCATCTTGCCGCAGGCTTTTTTTATGCCCAAGAGTATCATTTTCCCGGCAACGGGAAAAAGGTGTACCTATATGGCGGCTGCATGAACCGTAGATTTGATTAGTCCTTCCGGATAAGTCATCATCTGTTAAGCAACGGGGAATGCAGCCGCCACCCTTTTGTACAATCGGCTGTTTAATGCTTAACAGATGATGCACTATGCAGAATTCTATTTTATTAAATGATGCTCAGGTGAGACCTGTAGGCATCAACGTAGAGGAGGGCATGAAGGCCCTCAAGTGTGAAATCAAGAAGCTCGCCAAGACCAAGAGCGAAACCTTCAGTTTCCTCTGTGACGAGACGGTCACTTATGTCGACGTCGCAAAGGTCATGTTGGGCATGGTGGCTCTGATGGCCATCGTGGCAGTCAGCGGTTTCTTTTTCGGAGGGGAGGTGATGTAGTTATGGCAAAGAAGAAATCAACCAAGCAGATCCTGGAGTCGTATAAGCAGTTTTATCCGGACGTTACTGTCACCACGTATAGCGTATCGTCTGAGGAAGACTCCTTCACCACCAAGACCGCCTTCGACCTGGCTCTGAAGATAGGCAAGATGACTCATAGCTGTCCGCTGTGGGTGCAGGTGGACAAGAAGAAGATTGTCATCTTCAAGTCGAGAGAGTTCCTGGCGAACCTGGACAAAATGAAGGAGGGTACCAGGGTAAGATTCTTCGATCCTCGTCATCCCGAATTCTGCTGCGAGGGAGTGATAGCCAAGGGCGGTGTCCTCTATTCCGGTGCGGCTCCTCAGATTTTCGTAGATTGCGAAGAGTATGGTACAGATGGCGAAGACCCTGTTTCCGCAGTCTTCTGGCGGCCGGTAGAAGAAGACAAGAAAGGAGGATTGAGCGATGAAGAAAAGTAGAAACCGCAGAAGACGCACAGCAAAGCTGACAGCCAAGGATATCATCAGGTGCAAGTTCTTCGTTATTGAAGGCAGGAATATGAACGCCCATAAGGTGAAACTCAAATTTCAGAGAGACAACAACGTTGTCGCATCAGCTGCTTTCATCGATGATGCGCCACACAAGCAGACTATTATCCGATGGTATGATCATCGCTATTATGCTCTTCGGTATGGAGCTAAAGAGGCTAAGCCGTACAAGATGACTCTAGCCATGTGGAAAACCATAAACAACGATTAGACATGAATGAGAATAATGCTACCGATCTGCGCATGACAGCTGAGGTCTGGAATGCGCTCGTGGATATGATGAACGTTGACCAACTCAACAACTTCATCGAGAACCTCGACTATATACAAGAGAAACTCGTCTCAGACGAGATGGTTACATGCTGCCTCGAAGACTTCGGAGGCGCTGGCAAGGTGCTGCTCATGCTCAACGCTTTCAAGCGCATGAGTAAATTCTTCCAAACTATCAACGTAGCCCTGGAGGCCAAAGGAGGTAAGGTATGAAAAAACGACCGATAGGCTTTGCTGCCTACGATAATGAGCAAAAGCCACAGCCGCAGGAGCGAGAGTCAAAGATTGACTATGTGACAATAGCCCTTGATGCCTACTTAGAAGGCAGTGATCCATGTGATGATCAAAATGATCAGCACGTTGACTTCCTCTCTTCCAAGGATATACAGGATGCCATCAAAGAGATGGTCTTTGCCTCTATCTCTACCATCACAGAATACATGGTAGAGCATGGATATAAGATGATGCAGATTGAGGGTGGCAGGCTCGTCTGGATAATCAAGGATACCATGTCTGAATAACAAAAAATACAGTCATTTTTTTCTATATTGACTACTTTTCTACCAGAAAGTAGATAACATACGAGGTCGTCGTGATGACGGTCTCGTATTTTTATTTTCTCCCCTACCTTGTTATCTTTGCATTTAAAAAAGATAAGACATGATAAAAGCCACCAAACCAACATCACCACTCTTCACCAGTGAGCTCGACACCTTCTCCTTCTCGATAGGTGGCGACAGCGCAACCGTCACCATCACCTGTGCAGGAGAAGAACTGCTCAGCGAGACATACTACCCCGTCTCCGGCAACATCACCATCTACGATCTCGGCACGCTCATAGCCGATGCTGTGCGCCCGACTGTGATTGCCACATTCTCAATCTCCATCACCGAGCACACAGGTGAGACAGAAACTGCCTCATGGTCAAGCGGCAGCATCACCGCCTACTATGCCACCGTTGACATCGATATGTCGGCGGCAACATTCCTCGACCGATACTTCATGTCACTCCTGGATGGCGCTAAACTCACGCGCCTCGGCCATCGAGAATACCTCCATGCAGCTGGTTCAGACAGCACCAAGGCGACCGTCACGGCGCGATACATCAAGAATGCTAATACCGTCAACACCGCCACCTTTGCAGCTGATGTCACACCGACACGCACAGTCAATGGCATCTCTACATTCGATGTTTCACCAGACAGATACCTCAACGAGATATATGGAGATCTCTTCGCCTATACCGTGACCGTGGGCAAGCGCACACAAGAGTTCCAGATAGATCACACCGGCAGCGTGGCAGATCCAGTACTGCTCTTTACCAACAGCTTCGGATGCCAGGAGACCTTCTATTGTCTCGGCAAAAAGAAGATTTCACCAGAGTTTGAGCGCAAGAGCGCCGTGATCTCAGGCAAGAAAATCAACTATTCCGTCAAGGAGACACGCAACTTCGAGGGCGACACTGGCATCCTGCCACCCTCGATGACTTACTTCGCCGAAGACCTGCTGCGCTCCGACGAGATCTATCTTTTCCGGGATTACTCGCAAGACAAGCAAGTCACCATCACCGAATCCAAGGCAGAGCGCACCAACGAGGCTGACGACATGCCAGAGTTCACCTTCACCTACCAGTATGCGCAGCGCATTCAAAACGTGATGTTCAAGAATATGGGCGAAGGTCGCATCTTCGATGATTCCTTCGACGACACGTTCAACTAAAGTTTCACTCTTAAAGTTTTCGCATATATGGCTGATACAAGCAAGGCAATACACATCAACGAGCTTCGCCGCTCGCTCGATATCTCACGCATCGACCGCTCGCCTGTTGACATCGACTGCTGGAAGGCATCCGACGGATCCATCATCCGCTACCGTGGCTGGCTCGTCACCTCCTCCAACTGGCGCGAGGGCACACACCGGCTTCGCAACCCCGTCAACAACCAGGTGCGCAAGGTGCGCGACGTTTTCATCTTCAGATATAATAATCACCCAATATACTTATAGCAAATGGACGACAAAAACATAGACATTACCTTCGCCACCATGGGCGATGTGATGAGCTACCAGGCATACAACCCGACAGGAGGTTTCGTGGAGTCCTCTGGCATCTTCGACGATGACGGCATCACAGGCACAATGACCGTCAAGGCGAGCGATGGCAAAGACTACACCTATATCCCCTTCGGCGCTAACAACCTTCTGCCCTACCAGCTCATCAAAAGCATCGGAGAGAGCAGCGTGATGGCACAAAACAAACTTTTCAACGTGCTCACCTGCTACGGCATGGGATTCCAATACAACGACATCAAAACCAAACTGCCAAGCGACGACAAGGATGTCAACCTCTTCAAGATGCACAATTCTCTCAGTCGCTTCTTCCTGGAGCAAATCACCGACATGAAGTACTTTTTCTTCTGTGTCTCGGCTATCATCCTCAACAAGAAGGGCGACCGCATCGTGGCAGTCAGACACAAGGAGGCTTGCTACTGCAGATTCACGCAGAGCAAAAACGGCCGCTCCGAATACGTGCTTTATGCAAATTGGCGCAATGCGCTGGAGCCTGAGAATGTAGAGGCTATCCCATTGCTCGACGAACTCGACCCGCTTGGCGACCTGCAGGAGCGCATGGGGCTGAAGGGGCAGAGCGGACAGGTGAAGTCACGGCAAGGCGGCAATGGTCCCCGCACCAAGGCGCGCGTGTTTGCCATCGTGACACGTTTCCCTACTGCCGGATGTCAATACTATCCAGTTCCCTACTACAGTGCTATCTTCAGAGATAAATGGTATGATATCTCCCGACTTATCGCCATCGGTAAGATGTCGAAGCTTAGGAATCATGCCGCTATCCCCTATCTTGTGGAAATTCACAATGACTATTGGCGTGGCATCTTCAAGGAGGAGCACATCACCAATCAAGAAGATCAGAAGAAGCGCAAACTCCAGGAAAAAGAAAAAATCAAGTCCTTCATCTCTGGCATTGAGAACAGCGGCAAATTATGGGTGGCTGGATATTACACTACCCCAGACGGCAAGGAGGTCAACATGGTCAAGATCACTCGCATCGACACCTCCAAGGACGGAGGCGACTACAGCGACGACATCGCAGAGAGCAACAACATGCAATGCTATGCCGACAATATCCATCCTAACCTCGTGGGTGCCACTCCTGGTAAGAGTCAGACCAACAACTCAGGATCCGACAAGCGAGAGCTCTTCACGCTCAAGCAGTCGATAGAGAAAGCCTTCCATGATCTCATGGAGACTGTCCACTGGGTCGTCATATATTTCAACCACTGGGAGGATAAGGTCTATCCAGACGTGCCGCTCATCATGCTCACCACCCTTGACGAGAACAAGGATGCCAAGAAAGTTTCAAACAACCCAAAATCACAGACAGATGATTGATATTACCGTTGATAGATTTGAGGCAATCCTACCATTCGTAGGCACAGCCTCTGAGGATGTGTTCAACAAGATGTTGGAATCATTTGATGACACGTATCAAGACCTCGTGACGAATATCATAGGCCAGGATCATGAGAATGATGCAACCATGGTGGGTTCACGCCTACTCTTACAGGTTGAGAGATACGTCATGATAGCCACATTCCTTGATCGTCTGCACTCACAAGACATCATCATGACCGACAATGGCTTCGGTGTGGTGAGCAACGACAACATCGCACCCGCCTCGCAATTTCGTGTCGATGCCCTGGAGCGTGAGTTGACCTACAGACGTGACATGGCAAGACACAACATAATCAATGAGCTTCGCCGTATTGATGGATGGGCAGAGACGGAACAAGCCCTTGACAATATACGGTCTTTCTTTTGGTCACCGGTCTTGCTGCGGCAATATTGTTATATCGACCACAAACCGACATTCGATGACCTCGCATCTTTCAGATCTAACATCGATACTGCAGAGAATTTTCTTCGCAAGCAGCTCTCCGATGACTTGATTGACCAGTTGCTAAGCGAGGAGCGTAAGGCTACATTTGAGATTAACCATCGAGCAGCTAAGCTCAAAATGCTCGATTTCATCGCATTGTTCCTGCCAAGAAATGACGAAGTCATCGGCAGACAAGATACCCATGGCTCATTCGAGAGCCTTCTTCGTTTCATAGAAGATCACCTCGATGACTTCGCCAAATACAGAGATTCAACCGCCTATAAGGCTAATCACATGCAAGCGTATGAAAACAAAGCTGATGACACAACCTTCTTCTTTGCTGGCTGACGGTAGCCTGCAACTCCACGCTCCTCACTCCTGGAGTGATCTCACACAAGAGCAGCTGCGCTATGTGCTCTTTCTGCTCACACAAGGTTGGAGCGAATGGCAAGTGCGCACCTATCTCTTCGCCCGTTTCTGCGGAATCAAGGTCCTTAAGGAGAAAAAAGACGGATGGCTCTGCGAGACTGTGCTGGAGGGTGGTGAGAAGCTGCGCTTCTTCCTTCAGCTTTGGCAGATACAAAGTTTGTGCGATGCCTTCGACTTCGTCTTCGATGGCAAGGGTGCAGACAACAGGCTCGACTTCATCGGTCCATACAAGGCAGTTGATGTCGAGCTGCATGATTTTCCACTTATCAACTATATCGTCTGCGACAACTACTTCCAGCAGTTTCTCAAGTCAGACAAGACGAGTGACGAGCCACTATGCGAGATGGCATGCCGACTATATCTTAATGATGATGGCAAGGAGCCTGACACCATCAAATGCACTCCAGCTGAGATCATGGGAGTGTTCCTATGGTTCATGTGGATAAAAGATAACTTTTCAAAATCTTTTCCACACCTCTTCAAACCTGCGTCTGAAGAGGGTGACTATGATATGACAGAGGCAATGAATGCGCAGATCCGAGCGCTCACAGGTGGTGATATCACCAAGGAGAAGCAAATAGAGAAGTCTGATGTGTGGCGTGCACTCACCGAGTTGGATGCCAAGGCACGTGAGGCTGAGGAGTTAAACGATAAACTGAAAACATCATGATTAAAACTGAAATAAACACCCCTTCTGTACAGGTAGGCTTCGATGCGTTCTCTTACTTCAGAGATCTCACTAAGCAAAACAAGCTTACCTCAGAGTTGGGTTTCCTTCCTACCACCTGCAGCAGCCCACTCTCCTTCGAGGGTATGCTGCAGAACATGGCTAAGAGCAAAAACTTTGTGGTCATCGATGACACCAACGAGGGCAACGTAGCCATCAATGGTGACGGTAGTTACCGCAAGGTCATCACTTATACCGTGTGGATCCTCATGCGCTATAAAGAGTTCGACATGAATGACCGACAGGAGAAGCTCAACACGTGCCGCAAGATATTCCGGCAATTTCTGAGCAAAATCGTCATTGATAAATACGACTGGCAGTTCAAAGAATACACCTATATGCTCAGCGATCAGATAGACAGCCGTGAGATAGGTGCCTATTTCATCAACGGTCTCACAGGCGTTGAGTTCCATCTTGACGTGAGTGAGCCATTAAACCTGGAGTTCAACTATGAGGAATGGAACGAATAACATCAAGCGTCCTGTCTCACAAGCAGACATCTACGCCTATGAGAAGGGATGGGCAGAAGAGATGGTCAACATCTGGAAAGAAAAGCTCATGCACTACCGCATCCGGCATACCGGTGCCCTCTTCAACAGCGTGCAAACCACTTCCTTCGGTGGTTCTTCTCGCATGATAGCCCACAAATTCCTGCTCTACGGTCTCTATCAAGAGGCTGGCACAGGCAATGGTTATTACCATGGCAATCCTGGCGACCTTCATTTTCTCGATCCTGAATACCGTGCCAAGCACCATTTGGGCGAACCTCGTCAGCGCAAACCATGGTTCAATAAAAAATATTATGCCTCAATCATGAAGCTCAACGATATGGAGGGCATGTTTTATGGTGAGGAATACTTAGGCTTGATGGCAGACATCTTCAAGCAAATGTTTGGCAATAAAATTTAATTGAGTATGGCTGAAAAATTAGATAAGCAACAAATCAAGCAATCCTTCGAGGAGATACGTGACGAGCGCATCCCCAAGGCAAACACCGCAAGACGCATCGGCAACGCCTTTCTGTCACTCTTCGAGTTTGCCGCTCCCAACGATGAGAAACTTTCTTCCGTATATGATGATACCGCCCAAGGTCTCATCACATTCGCCAAAGGACTTGTGTCCAAGGCTCTCGCCAAACTCGCCTCGCTCTTCGTCTCTGGCGACTCACAGTTGGGCGAGAATGGCACCAAGACCACCTTCGGCGACTTCAAAACGGATGCCACAGGAGCGTCCATATCGGTTGACAAGGACGGCACATCGACCGCTGAGTTCGACTTTCTCACCATCCGACGTGCGGCATACTTTCGGGAGATTACCATCAAGGAACTAAAGCACGTGGGCGGTGAGCTGGCTTTGTCCGCTGCGGCTATGACCTGTTCCAAGGTGGAGTGGCTCAACGCTCGTGGCCGTGTCATCACGGCTGGCACGCCTACTTATTACAAGTGCTACTTCGAGACCACCGATGGCAAGCGGCACATCTACCAGGAGTTCGCCGTGGGCGACCAGGCACGCTGCCAGCAGTTCCGCATAGAGGCAGACACGACAGCCTTCGCCTCCACCAAGTACTATTGGCGACTGGTGACAGGCATCGGTGACAACTACATCATCCTCTCCAACCAAGACGGCAAGTTTGACGGAGAGGGAGTTCCTGAGGTGGGCGATAACATCGTGCAGCTGGGCTTCCAAGGAGCGAACAATCCAATCCGCACGTCAGCCATCATCCTCTCGGCCACGGCAAGCGACGCACCATCGACCAAGTACTACCAGGGCATCACCTCCTTTTCTTTGCAGGACTGCGAGGTCAAGGACGAGGGGTTCGAGGGCGGACAGTTCCACTCTCGCATCTACGGCACCTACTACGTGGGTGACCGTGAGCAGACCAACTTCATCGCCTACGACCCTCTCACCAAGACAGCCACCTTCAAGGGCAAGGCCATCTTCGAGCCTGGCACCACGCTCCCAGACGGCACACCCATCGAGCAGCTGCAGGGGCTGGGCATCAAGAGCGGAAACCTCCTGCTCAACTCTGGCTTCACAGGCGACTACACCTCGCAGGAGTTTGACGAAAAAATGGAAATCACCGATGAAACCACCATTTTCAGCGACTCCGCCAAATACTGGGAGTGCAAAAACGCCGAGTTCATCGAGACATCGGAGAGTGCATCGGGTCATGCTGTCACCCTCACCGATGGCGGTTTTGCGCAGCAGCTCACCGCCTCACTCATTGCAGGTGAGAAATACACCCTCTCGCTGAAGGCTCGTGGCTCGTCCCTCCGCTTCACCATCGGTGGCTACAGCGAGACCATACAGCTCATGGATGAGCTGAAGAGATACTCCGTCATCTTCGAGTGCTCCGATGCCGAGGATACACGCTTTCGCATATTTGAGGCATCGGCGACCGTGATGGAGGTCACGCTCAACCAAGGCAACCTGCCTATAGCATGGGCTACGGCCTATGATGACAACGACCACGCCTTGGCTGACTTCGAGGCGTTCAAGTACCTCACCTCCGCCATCACCGAGGCGAAGACCACGGTTAACGGTGGCCTCGTGATGACGCAGGACATACGTGTCGGTCAGTTCCGCAACGGAAAGATGACAAAAGAAACGGGTGGCATGAGCGGCTACGCTGCCACCAAGAACTCGCCCTTCATCTGGGGCGGTGGCGACATCAAGCAGGCTTTCTACACCATTGGCAAGTACATCAACGATCCAGGTTACCAAGCAACCGACGAAGAACTGAAAAATATGTGCTCCTTCGTCCTCACCCACGGTGGACGTGCCATTCTCAACGACATCATCCTACACGGCTACATCTACGCCAAGGGCGGTGTCCTTCAGTCCGTCCGCTCGCCCAACGGCAACTTCTCCATCGATGAGCAGGGCAACGCCAAGCTCAAAGGGGAGATTGAGGCAAGCAAGGGCAAGATTGGCGGCTTCGCCATCAATGAGAGCAGCATAGGTACAGCTCTTAACATCATCAATGATGAGGATGGCACCGAGGACATTGGCTACGGCAAGGAGAATGAAATGACGCTTCTGGATGAGTTCATAGTCTTCAATGGCAAGAACCGCCAGGCGATATTGGGTCAGTGGCAGTCTTTGGGCACTCCCATTCTCATGAGATTAATAGATGAGGTGGATGACTACCTGACCAGATACGGTGCAGTCATCTCCATCAAGAACAAAAAGGGAAAGGCTGCAGCCATGGTGTTCGGGGGCGGATATACGGCAGGACTGGCTCTCAAAACCGTAACTTTCAACAGCAACTCCAACAAGATTGACCGTTCCGTTAATGTGGCTTTGCTCATGGATGAGAACACCACATACCAATTGCCAGACATGCAGCCGTATGACGATGGCCACATGATCATGGTCAAGGCCATGAATGGCAGTGGCAAGAATGGGGCTTGCAATGGGATGAACATCACCGTGGGAGCCAACATCAAGGCTGATGGCACGACCAAGACGCCTTACATCATGCACGACCAAGGACAGCATTCCCAAACCTTGGGGCTTGGTGCCAAGGGAGATGCAATGATTCTCATCTTCAGCACACAAATTTATTCTGATGATGGCGAGGGATGCTGGATTCAGTTCAAATGTCCTCGTGACTGGTAAAACTATAAAACGCATATATTATGGAAGAACTTAACAAAGTCCCATCATCGGGCACAACATTCGGCAATGTTGTTGAGTCCATCAACGCCAATTTCGGCTTGATACTCACCGCCATCACCGAACTGGAGCAGACCAACAAGCGTAAATACCTCTTTTCAAATGAGGCAGAGCTGAAGGCTACTTATCCTAATCCCGACAAAGGCGATTATGCTTTTGTCGGAGAGTTGGCCAATGCCATAGTCTATAAGTGCACAACTGCAGGAACCTGGACCAATACAGGCGAGAAGTGGAATGTTGGCGGCACCATCGATGTGACCGCATACGTTTCGCCTTCAGACCCGGTTTCAGACCTTACGCAGCTTGTCGCTAACAAGGTGCGCATGCTGCAAAACAAGGGTGAGGTGTTCCTGCCGGCTACCACCACCAAGGCGGTTCTCGACCCCGACACCCAAAAGGTGCTCGCTGATGAGCTGACCGAAATGCGCTCCAAGGACGAAACCTTCGAGCAGCATGTCACCTCACAGGCTGGTACCAATAAGGCACTCGCTGACAATATCAGTGCACTTGCCAAGCAGACGACTGATCATTTCACAAAACTCGAAGGTGGCGGCATTACAGAAGATATGTTGAGTGATGGTCTGAAGGAGTCCATCCAGTCCTCTGCAAGCGGCAAGGGTGGCAATACATTCAATGTGACTGACCAAATTCCTCTTGAGTCCGGCTTCTATACTCTCAAGACTGCCATTGCTGCAGTTCCGGAGAAAAACCGTTCCAAGGGTCTCTGCATCACATTCGAGATCTCGCAGGGCAAGTGGCTGACCAAGCAGTTTATCGGCACAGATACCACGTCGTGGGATTCCACCGCCTCATGGGAGGACTTCGGGGGAGCCGGAACCGTCAAGCAGGTAACCGTCAATGGAGAGAAGAAAGCACCGGACTCTACAGGTAATATCGATATTACCATACCAACCGTGGAGGTCGATGAGACGCTGGATCAGGAGAGCACCAATCCGGTGGAAAACAAGGCAATCGCAGCAAAACTCAATGAGATAGAAGGCAACACCCTCGCCTCCACAGATGTCGAGGTGAGCGATGATGGCTCGACCGTCCATGTCTCGCTAAAGAACAAAAACAACGGTGAAATCACCAGTTTTGACGTTCCTGCAGGTTCCGGTGGCGGTGGTGGTGAGACCTCAACCACCAAAATAGTCCTCTCGGCTGTTGTCAATAACAGCATTGTCAAGCGTGGTGGCAGTTCAATGCTGACCTACGAATACGACCACCAGTACAGCTCTGGTGATGAGAAGGGGCAATCGACTGGCCAGAAAGCAACCATCAAGGTGCTGATGAAGTTAGGCGCAACGACCATATATAGCGATACCATCGAGGATGTCAGCAGTGGCAGCTATCAGCTCGACCTGACCAAATATCTGCAGTTAGGCACAACTGATATCTATGTCATTGCAACCACGACAGACCCTCTGACTGGCAACAAGCAGACCAAACAGGCATACACGTCAGTCAAGGCAGTCACGCTCTCGCTGTCATCATCATTCAATATTGCCGACTGCGTGGCACTCGGTGGATATGCTGATGATGAGACGGTCAACATACCGTTTGCAGTCAGTGGCTCCGGCACCAAGGTGGTGACATTATATGTCGATGGCAAGCAGCGCAATGCACAGACCGTCACCCGTAGCGGCACGACGAATAGCAGCTTCAATCTTGCGATGACTGGTTTGGCAAACGGCAGACATACCATTCAGATGGTGGCTGAGATGGAGGCAAGCCCAACGCTGACCCTGCGCTCAGACAGCATCTACTTCGATATACTGAGAGGTGCTGCCGAAGCACCCTATATCGGTGCCAAGATTACATCTGCCGATGGTACCATCTTTACTGATGATCATCTCACGCCAACCATCAAGGCAGGTCAGTATGAGCAGATGTCATTTGACTTCGTAGCCTATGACCCTGCCACAACACCTGCGTCCATGTCTGTCTATCGAGACGACATCAAGACACAGACCGTCAGCGTGCCTCGCACATTGCAGACATACAGCAACCGCTATCTCGACCAGGGGACAATCAGTATGCGCTTCGAGAGTGGCGCAACATCATACAATTTCTTCGTTGAGGTGGAGAAAAGCAGCGTGGATATCGTCGAGATTACAGATGGCCTGCAGCTGAAACTCACCGCCTCTGGCCGTGCAAGCAGCGAGGCAGACCCTGCCGTGTGGCAATATGGTGATATTACCACCAAGTTCAGCGGCTTCGACTGGAGCAGTAACGGTTGGACGGGCGATGCTCTGAAACTGACCAATGGAGCCAACATTGAGATTGGCATCAAGCCATTCTCATCTGATGCGACAAGCACAGGTGCTACCTACGAGATGGAGCTGATGTGCAGCAACGTCACAGACCGTGACGGCATCATCCTTGACTGCATGGCTGATGGAGTCGGCTTCCAGATGACCACGCAGGAGGCTAAGATCCGCACCACTGCAGGCACAGAGGTGAGCACCAAGTTTGCTGCTGGCATGAACTACAAGATTGCCTTCGTTGTCAGCGGCAAGGGTGGCAACCGACTCCTGCAGCTCTATGTCAACGGCACCCTGTCAAGTGCAGTCCGATATGCAGCGACTGATTCCATGATACAGCAGACACCTGCTGATATCCGAGTACTCTCTGATGATGCAGACGTTGAATTGCGCAACCTCCGCATCTATAACCGAGCACTCAACGACGATGAGGAACTGTCAAACTACATCGTTGACCGCAAGACAAGCGATGAGATGGTTGTCCTCTTCCAGAAGAATGCAGTCATGAATGACGAAGGCACAGATGTGGATATCGAGAAGCTCAGAGCACAGGGCAAGGGTGTGATGCGCATTGTCGGTGATATCGACCTGCTCAATCAGACAAACAACAAGAAGTTCGAGATTCCTGTTGATATCTACTTCTACTCGCCATACGGCAAGCAGTATGACTTCGTCATCAAGCAGTGCGGTCTCCGCATTCAGGGTACATCCTCCACGACATACCCGCGAAAGAACTACCGCATCTACATGAGCCGTAGCGAGAAATATGGCACGCAGCTCTTCATTAATGGTGTGCTGCAGGAGGACTTCCTTTATTCCTTCAAGCCGGGTGCAAGACCTGTTGACATCTTCTGCATCAAGGCAGACTTCTGTGATTCCTCATCAACCCACAATACAGGTGCGGTGCGCATCGTCAATGACGTGTTCAAACGGTGTGGATGGCTGACACCTCCACAGGCAGCCTATAAGGGTGAGTATGACGTGCGCATTGGTGTCGATGGTTTCCCGATTGACGTGTTCTATGACCAGAATGGCACGAATGCTTATCTCGGCAAGTACAACTTTAACAATGAAAAGTCCGGATCTGCAATTGTCTATGGCTTCGAGGGCATAGAGGGATTCAATGATGAAGCAACCTTGGCAGGACAGCGCAACAAGTGCATCTGCCTTGAGTTCCTCAATAACTCAGAGCCTATCTGTCTCTTCACCACCGCAGATCTCGCACGCTTCGATGCTGCGCTGGAATTCCGCTTCAAGCCAGATAAGACTTGGGATACAGCTGATCCTGAGGATAAGGCAGCCGTGCAGAGACTGTGGCAGTGGATATACGCCTGCAAGGGCAATCCTACCAAGTTCCAGGCAGAATACCAGGGGTACTTCATCAATGAAGCACCGTTTGTCTGGTTCCTCATCACAGACTACTTCATGGGAGTGGATAATCGTGTGAAGAACATGATGCTCGTCACATGGGATGGTATCCACTGGATGTTCATACCTTACGATATGGATACCCTCTTCGGCCTGCGCAATGACTCATATCTCAAATATGACTATACCATCACGCATGAGACATTCGATGACAGCATCGGCAGCTATGCCTTCGCTGGCCATGATAGCATATTGTGGGAGCTTGTCAGAGCATGTCCGGACAAATTGCGAGAGGTGGCAGAGACCATCCGCAGCAATATGTCACTCGAATATGTCCTGCAGGTGTTCAACGAGCAGGAGATGGGCAACTGGTGCGAGCGCATATATAATAAGGATGGCATCTTCAAATATGTCACTCCGCTCATCGAGGGCGTCAAGACCACGACGGGCACGATGACCTACGACTATCTCTATGCACTGCAGGGTAGCCGATATGCTCACCGTTGCTACACCATACAGAACCGTTTTGCACTGCTCGACAGTCAGTATGTCTGCGGCACCTACCGCAAGGACAGCTTCGGCTGCTACTTCGGCTACAAGTTCGGATCAGACAACCGAAAGATCAAGATAACCGCATCAGAGAGGTATTATTTCGGTTATGGCTATACCTCCGGCACTCCACATCAGAGCGCAGTGCTCGCAGCCGACAAGGGCTCACAGGTGCAGCTGGTCCTCGACACAGACCTCATCGTCAATGACCCTCAGTATATCTATGGTGCATCACGCATCATGGGCCTCGACCTCACTGATGTCAGTCACGCTATCCTGCAGACGCTCAACCTGAGCAACCTCACGGCACTCACCACACTCGATATCAGTTGCGCTGGCACACAGACAACGCTCAATAACCTGATAGTGGATGGCTGCAAGAACCTGCGATCACTCAACATGAGCGGTCTGAAGAGCACGCAGCTCACTGGCATGGATCTCAACCACAATACCAAGCTGGAGACCTTCGAGGCATCAGACACATCACTCACAGGTGTCACCTTTGCCAAGGGCTCACCGCTGGTTAAAGCGGTTCTGCCTGCAACATTGCAGACACTTGATCTGCAATATCTGCCGAAGCTGCAGGCTGTTAATCTGACACTCGAAGGCACAGACAACATCACACGACTCGTCGTCGACAGTTGTCCTGGCATTGAGTGGACGGCACTCAGAGCAAAATGCCCTAACGTCAAATACCTCCGTGTGACAGGCATCAACGAGGAGGGTGATGGGTCACTCCTCAGACAGTATATGGAGATGGGCGGTGTCGATGAGAGCGGCGGCAATGTCGAGACCTGCCGACTGGTTGGCTCATACCAGCTCACCCAGTACATCGATGACGTGGAGTTCCAGAGATACCAGCAGCACTACCCTGAGCTCAACATCATGCAGCCTCCATACACGGTGGTCGAGTTCGACGACAGCGTGGCGGACGATGCCAACGTCAGCAACCTTGACAACGAGACGGGCTACAAGTATGGCAATGCCTACCAGCCTTCGGGTCACATCAAGTCCTACCTCAGCCAACGCCACCGCGTGTTGGCCAAGGTCACCAAGAAGGCGACGCAGCGCAACGTCAGCATGGCGGGCGTTGACACGGTCATCAATAACCTCGACGGCGAGATGACCTACTATCCGCTCCACGATGACAACTCCAACTACTACGCCGATGCCAAGGAGGTGCGTGACTGCTCGGCTGCCAAGCTCGATAGCTCCGAGGGCGACATCATGATGCTGGAGCCACATCACTGGTTCAAGGGCATCAATGACTATCTGAACAGGAAGCACTACATTTGCTTCTCCACCAACAAGACAGTTCCGTCCGTCTCTGCCGATACCATCCAGATGACCATCGATGAGATCAAGTTGTCCAGGGGCGGATGGCGAGAGGGGTACAAGCTCACCGCCAACAAGCCGACACTCAGCGAGTCATACGTGGCAGATACCAACTACGCAGTCATCAAGGTCGATGTAGAGGGATATAGCCGTGTCCGCTTCCCTGCTGTCCCTGGCACCAACATGATTTGCTCGCTCTTCCTCGCAGAGGACGGCAGTGTCATCAGCAATGTGCTCGTGCCGACCATCAACCTCACATTCGAGCGTGGCCAGTATATCATATCAGACATACCAGACAGTGCCAAGACCCTTTGTGCTACCGTGTATAAGAATACACCAGGCGACAAGGTCGTACTGAGCAATTCAGACAAGATTGAGGATATGGAGCCAGACTGGGTAGAGGTGGATGAATATCTCTGCGCTGTTGTCGGCAGCACGGTTGTCGGTGACAAACTCCGAGCGTGCGTCTCTGGCGGTTCGACTACCGCCAACATGGCTTGGTCAGACTTCCATTATTACTCTGTCCTGCGAGGCATGCAGCAGATTGACTTCGGCATGCATAGCGACATTGCCAACCTCTTCTACATGAAGTATGGCCGTCGCAACTCACAGGAGCAGTGCGGTGCAGGCTCGCATACCAATGTGCGCACGACTGGCGGCACCATGTCACACGGCATGACCGACACCATCGGCTACGAGGCGGCAAAGGCTGTCAACGCCTCCGTCACCAACAGCATCGTCGATAACGGCGTGCATCAATATGCTTGGTACTTGGAGGGCGACGAGGAGAGCGGTGCGACCACCGTCAAGCAGGTCAATAACATTTGCTGCTGTGGCTACGAGGACATCTACGGTCACAAATACGACATGGTGGACAACTGCGATATGCCGAATGACAGCGCACACTCCAATATGCTGCGCATCTTCATGCCTGACGGCAACACCAGGTACATCAAGGTGTCAAGCTACAACGACATCTGGATTACCAATGTCTATCATGGACAATGTGGCGATGTCATCGCCGTCGGCAGCGCATCAGGCTCGCCAAGCACCTACTATGGTGACAAATATTGTGTGAACGGCTCTGCCAACCGTGTGCTCTTTCGGGGCTACTACCATGCGTACTCGTTTGGCGGCATCTCGTGCGCGTATGCGAATAGCGACGCATCGAGCACGTTCACGCTTGTCGGGTCGCGCTTGGCCTTCCGCGGAAAAATCGTCAAAGCGTCGAGCGTAGCGAGATACAAGGCGACAAGCGAAGTAGCGTAAAGCGAAAGAATGTATAACGAAAGAATCGACCTCTATACAGGGTATTTCAAAAATACCGCCTGTGGCGGTCGATTTTTTTTGTTTTTCGCATATATATGAAAAAAATAAGCTATCTTTGCAGCCATGAAGGCAGAGTCTCCCAAGACCGTGTGCTCTTTCGGGGCTACAACAATGCGAACTCGAATGGCGGCATCTCGTACACGAATGCGAATAACGACGCATCGAACACGAACACGAATGTCGGGTCGCGCTTGGACTACTTACCAATCGGTTCTACGGCACAGCCGACGTGTCGGCATCGCAGTGACCGAGGGAGATGCGCCACGCTCATAGAGTGAAAAATCAAAGTGGTGGGTAGAGTTTGGTAGGTCCTTCATGGATTCGAAGAAGTCAGACCCCATAAAGGAAGGCTATGCGCAGAGAAGGCAATATCATACAGGAAATCATCGACCATGACAACATGTCCGATTCCTTCGACCAGGTTCTTCGTGGCACCGTTCGCAAGAAGTGCCGTGAGGGGCAAGAGTTGTTGGCGCACCGTGAGGAGGTCATCGCCAACCTGCAGCGTGAGATAGCCGACGGCACGTTTACCGTGTCCGAATATCGTGAGCGTGACATCTATGAGTATGGCAAGCATCGCAGACTCCAGATTGTCAAGATGGAGAGGCGCATCGGCTGCCACGCCATCATGCGTGTGGTTGACCGACACCTGCACCGTAGGTTCATCAGAACCACAGGCGCAAGCATCAAGGGGCGTGGCACGCACGACATGATGCAGCAGGTGAGCGCAGTTCTCCGTGATAATCCACATCTCAAGTATGCCTACCAGTTCGACATCAGACACTTCTACGAGAATGTTGACCACCAACTTGCCAAGGATGCCTATGCCCATGTCTTCAAGGACAAAGTCTTGCTTCAGATACTGGGCAGTCTCATCGACCTCTTGGAGCAGGGCATCAGCTTCGGGCTTCGCACCTCGCAAGCCACAGGCAACCTTATCCTCTCCATTCACCTCGACCACCCTCTCAAAGACGAGATGGCCGTCAAGCATTACTTCAGATATTGTGACGACGGTCTGGTACTCGCAGAGACCAAGGCTGAGCTGTGGGTGATTCGTGATGCCATCCATGAGATGCTGGAGGCTATCGGCTTCGAGGTCAAGCCCAACGAGCGGGTCTTCCCTGTCACCGAGGGCATAGACTTCGTGGGATACAAGATATACCCCGACCATGTGCAGCTTCGCAAGCGCATCAAGAAGAAGTTCGCTGCCAAAATCAAGAAAATAAAATCGCGCAAACGTCGCCATGAGCTCATCGCCTCGTTCTGGGGCATGACCAAACACGCCGACTGCGCCAATCTTAACAATAAACTGATAGGAGAAAAAACTATGAGATCATTCAAAGACCTGAAGGTCACCTATAAGCCTGCCAACGGACAGAAGTATTTCCCTGGCGACACCATCTCCATCCGTGATTTGGTCAACCTCCAAATCATTGTCCATGATTTCCAGCTCGGTGTCAAAACACGAGAAGGAGAAGATCGCTGTGTCGTTTCTATAGAAATGGGGGGGGGCAAATGAAAAAATTCATAACAAATTCAGAGGAAATGAAAAATGTGCTTAGCCAAATTAGCGAGATGGAGGATGGTTTCCCCTTCGAGACAACCATCAAGGCCATGGCTTTTGGAAACGGTAAAACTAAATATGTTTTCACATAATGGATAGAATAAATGGTAGTTCTGACGTACAACTCTTCGAGTGTACAAATCCTGTCAGAAATTATTGGCGCATCAGGTTCGATGTGCAAAAGAATGAGGATGGCTCGGCTGACTATATGGAGCATCAGTTCCAGCACAAGCCTTCTTTGGCTGAAATCAAGTCTGTCATCAACAATTTCTATAATGAACAGACTGATGCTAATATTCTCTCTGGTCTTCAATATGAAGGGCAAATGGTATGGCTCTCCGCAGAGAACCAAGCAAACTACAAGGCTGCATACGACCTCGCAGTACAAACACAAGGCGAAAGTTTGCCTTACAAGGTGAAGCTCGGCTCTGAGGATGCACCTGTATATAAGGAGTTTAACAGTCTTCAAGACTTCAAGGCTTTTTACCTCGCCATCCAAAAGCACATCCAAGAAACCATCTCTGAGGGATGGAAAAAGAAAGACTCCATAGACTGGAGTCAATATCAAGCCTAACCAGTTAGGCTTAGTTTTCGCATATATACGGCAAGTCAAGCGTACCTGTTCCAGCTTGGCTTGCCGTATTTTTATTTTCAACCTCCAATATGTACTTTTGTACCAGATAAACAAAAGTACATATCATCATGCAAAAAAATACAAAGGAATGGATACAATACGGCTCGGCAGTGGTCGTGTTGATTTTCGCAATAGTGCTGGTCTATATCAGCTATTTCACGTCGAAAACACAAGACGTGACTGACAACGTGCTCTGGTACTTCGCACAGTCGCTCATGTACGCCGGCTCTATCTTCGGTGTCGCCATCGCCATCGATGCCAAGTTTGAGAACATTAAAAACAAATTTCTAAATCACAATAGAGATGAGAAAGATTAAACGCATTTTTGTGCATTGCACAGCTGGCTCGCAACGTCAGAGCATCGAGGATCTTAAGGCAGAGTTCCGCCTGAAGGGTTGGAAATATCCTGGTTATCATTACGTGGTGGACATCAATGGTGGCATCCATCAGCTTCTCGCCATCGAACTGGTCAGCAACGGCGTGCAGGGCTACAACTCCTCTGCCATCAACGTCGCCTACATGGGTGGCATCGACAGCCACGGCAAGCCTACCGATAACCGCACGCCCGAACAGAAGGATGCTCTCGTTTTGCTGCTTCATAGACTGAAGCAACAATTCCCGGATGCACAGATCATGGGGCACCGTGACATTTGGGGCACAGACAGCAAGAAGTGGAAAAAATGGTGTCCATGCTTCAACGCTATCGATGAATATAAAGACTTATGATCATGAAGAATATTAAAATCACCATCATCAAGGTTCTCTCCGTGCTTTTTGTCATCACCTTGGTTGCCCTTCTGGCAAGTATTGCCGAGAACCGCCAGCTGCAGGGCGATCTCGACCGGCAAACCTCAAATGTGAGTGCGCTCACCTACGATATCAAGTACGACAAACTGGATGATTCTCTGCCTGTAGCGCAAAACACCGCACTACAAGCTAAGGTCTCAGAGCTGGAGCAGCTACACCTCACCGACACCAAGCTCATTAAGGACTTGAAGGTTAAACTAAAGGATGTGCAAGCACAACACACCCTGTCTGCCGAGACTGCCGACACGGTCATCATCGCCCCGGTTCCTGGTACCGCCGATTCTGTTTTCGCATACAACGACAAATGGCTCTCGCTCCACATCGATATCCCCAAGCGGGAGTGCCAGTATGTAGCCTACGACAGCCTCACCACCATCGTGAGTCGCACTTACAAGCACCGCTTCCTCTGGTGGCGGTGGGGCACCAAGGGCTACGAGGTGCGCATCGTGAGTTTCAACCCTCACGCTCGCATCAAATATTCCAGATACATAGAGGTCGAAAAATGAAAGATTTAACATAAAAAACTTGCTTATTTCAAAAATTATTATTAAATTTGCAACAAAGATAATAATAAAGATTGGAATTATGTTTGAGATTTTGATTATATCGGCGATATTGGCTTATGCTACACTCGGCATTGGTCATGCTCTGAGCAAGATGGGAAGTCATTCTTGCTCTGTGTCAAATTCTACGTATTCTCCAAATGGTGAAGATTATAACGAGAAAATTCATCTGTTATCTCATAATAATTCAGCAAGTGAGATAACTCGAAAAGATGGTCTTTTCTACATTACTATAGAAAACTCTATTACAGGGGACAAACAAACACTAAGTCACAGAAATAAGAAGTATCTTTGCTGGGATGCTGAAGATGTGGCAACAAAATTCGCACTGAGAGAAAGAGACGAATTTCATAAATAAGATTTAAATACGAGGTCGTAAGGAAACGGTCTCGTATTTTTATTATATCCCTATCCTTACTAACTTTGCCATAAATATAAAAATTCTATTATGGCAACAAGTACAGATACTCATATTAGCAGAGTTATCCTTGACACCAAGGATGCAAAAAACAGACTCAATGAGTTAGAAAATAAATTAAAAGAAGTCCAAAAAGCAAAAGAGGAAGCCTATGCAAAAGGGGAATCGGTTGCAGCTTTTGAGAGACAAATCAAAAGACTGAAAGCAGAAACGGATGCTTACAGGACAACTCAACAGAAAGTCAATGATACGCTCAAAAATCTTTCTTCAGCTTCATACAAAGATTTACAGCAGATAGCCAAAGCTCTCAACAAAGAGTTGAAGAGTGGTGCCATCGAGCGTAATTCAAAAGAGTGGAAGAAATTGCAAAAGCAATTAAAAGATGTTAGGGCGGAGATGCAGCACATCAATAACGAGGGTAAGGCTTCTAAAAGTCTTTGGTCTCGCTTCGTCGATGCGCTCAACACCAACTGGGGTGCAGTTTCTCAGATTATTGCAGCATATGCAGGCCTCTCTATGACCTTACGTAAGTGCGCCCAAGCATACGCCGACATGGAAGAGTCAATGGCAGACGTGCGCAAATATACAGGTCAGACCGATGAACAAGTTCACCAGATGAATGAGGACTTCAAGCGCATGGATACTCGTACCGCTCGCGAGCAGCTCAATGAGTTGGCAGGCTCTGCAGGTCGCCTTGGCATCACCAGTAAGGAGATGATTGAGGAATTCGTGGATGGTGCGGACAAAATTAACGTAGCTCTTGGCGATGATCTTGGCGAGGGGGCGGTTGATAAAATTGGCAAGTTGGCACAGATGTTTGGCGAGGATAAGACCAAGGGATTGCGTGGTGCAATGCTTGCTACTGGTTCAGCCGTCAATGAACTTGCCCAGAACTCATCAGCCAACGCTGGTTATATCGTCGATTTCACAGCCGACCTGTCGGGTGTAGGCATTCAGGCAGGCATGACTCAAGCGCAGCTCATGGGTCTTGCCTCTGCCCTCGACCAGAATATGCAGGAGGAGGCGACTTCCGCCACCGTCTTCGCACAGCTCATCACCAAGATGTACCAGGAGCCAGCCAAGTTTGCCAAGATTGCAGGCATGGAGGTGAAAAAATTCTCCACCTTGATGAAGACCAATGCTAACGAGGGTTTGATGAAGTTCATGCAAGCCATGAAGTCAAAGGGAGGTTTCGCAGAGATGGCACCGATGTTTGAGGAGATGCAGTTAAATGGCACCCGTGCCGTGGGAGTTCTCTCTGCCGTAGCTTCCCATCTCGACCAAGTGAAGACTGCGCAAGACCTCGCTAACCAATCGTATGCTGCTGGTACCAGCGTGTTAAATGAGTTTAATGTCCAGAACAATACCGTCCAAGCAGACCTCGACAAGGCCAAAAAGCGTTTTCAGGACCTTACCATCGAACTCGGTGAGAAACTCATTCCCGTCACCCGATATGCCATATCGACCATGAGCGTAGGCATCCATGTGTTATCAACTTTGATAACTTTCACGGTTACGCATGCCAAAGGGTTGACGGTCCTTGCCACTGCTATTGCAGTTTGCACAGCCCTCTGGTATAAGGAGATTATCGCCATCAAGCTAAAAAATGCTGCTACCGCATACGCTACAGCGGTAGATAAAGCCTACATCGCTACCGTCACCCTTTTGCGCACAGCTATGGTTGCCCTGCAAGCGGCATGGGCTTATCTCACCAAAGGCGTGCAAGGCTACATCGTGGTAATGAGAGCTGCTCGTCTTGCCAGTCTCACCAATCCGTGGGCAGCTCTCGCCACAGTTCTCACTGTGGTGGGTGTGGCCGTCTATGGTTGCTATAAATACATCGTGAACTACAACAAGGCTCTGCACGACAATCTCCAATCTGTCAAGAATGCAAAGGCTGTCGCAGAGTCACAGGCAAACTTGGCTAAGAAGGTTTCAGAAGCCACCCTTGATGAGCGCAATAAAATTGATATGCTCAACAAGGTCATCCATTCCAATGCCTACACCGTCGATGAGCGCAGACAGGCTATCGCTAACATGCAAAAACTCGTGCCGGAATACCACGCCTCTATCTCTAAGGAAGGCAAACTATACAACGACAACCAGATAGCCATCCAAAACTACATCAAAGAATTGGAAAATGCTGCGATGGCGGAAGCTATCTATGAGCGTAAAGTGGAAATCAACAAGAAGAGACTTACCCTCAAGCAAAAGGAGAGACGCATACGTGGTTCTCTCAAAGCTGTGGATGCCGAGCGTCAAGCTCACCCGAAGAAATACGAAAGTGAGGCTGTGGCTGATGCTTGGACAGGTCAACTAATCGAACAAAACGAAGCTCTGAAAAGCAATCAGAAGCAAAAAGAGATTCATACTCAAAGGCTACAAAGCAACCTAAGCCAACAACAAACACTCGATGCCGAGGATAAGTTTCTGGATACCGAGATTAAAAAGAATACCAAACTTCAGCAACAATATAAAAAGGTGGAGAAGAAAAATACGCAAGTAATCGCAACTTCCAATAGTAGTACTCCAGCATCTTCCACTCATACTATGACCGATAAGGAGCGCAAGGCTGCCGAGAAAGCCAAGAAAAAACAAGAGGCAGAGGCTCGCAAGGCTGCAGTCAAGCGAAAGGCTGATCTCAAAAAGGAGCTTGATGATGCCAAGAAGTCAAACCAAGCGGAGCAATTAGAGGCTACCACCCAATACTCTTCAGGACAGATTCGTCTCGCCGAATACAACGACCGCATGGCACAGATCAAAGAGCAAGGCTTACAGCAGCGCATGGATATCCTCAAAAAGTATGGCGAAGCTGAGAGTGAGGAATACAAACGGCTGAATGCCGAGAAAGAAAAAATCGCAGCCGACTACGAGAAGAAGCAGACCTCTGATCTCGAAGCCATCGAGACCAACAGGCAGACCGCAGAAATGAATATCCGTGCCAACTACTACAACAAAAAGTCCGATATCTACCATGACGAAGAGGCTCTCAATGAGGCTCTCTTCCTGCTCGATCAGAACTACCTCGACGAGAAACAAGAGCTTTATCTGTCATCATCCGATGAGTACTGGCAAATCGAGAAGGAGCGTGAGCGCAGCCAGCTTCAGCATCAATACGAGCGTCAGGAGCAATACGACAAAACCCTCATGCAGCTCAAACAAGAGTATCTCAAAATGGGAAACGAGGAGCAAATGAAGCTGGAACTGAAAGGTCTTGACGAGGTTCACAAGGCAGGTCTCGTCAGCGAAGAGGAATACCAACGCATGAAGATGGGCATCGCTAATAAGTACGCATCATACAAGCCTTCAGTCGATGATCAGCGCAAGGATGATGCCAACACGGCCCTTGATACTGCTCGCAAAATGAGCAAACCGCAAGATGATCATGGCACCATGATGAGTGACAATATAGGTTCTGTCATCGGTGGCGCTATGTCTGTCGTAAAACAGCAGAAGATGGTCAACGACAATCTGGACAAGCTTCGTGCTGAAGACAAAATCAGCGAGCAAGCCTACCAGGATGCCAAGAAGCAGATGAATAAAGAGACCTACAACACCATCCTCTCCGTGGCATCCGCAGCCTTCAGTAGCATGTCGGGTATGATGTCAGCTGCGTCCGCCTACTCGCAAGCTTGCTCTGATCTCGAAGTCGCCAAGATAGAGAAAAATTACGATAAACAAATCAATGCCGCCGGCAACAACTCTGCAAAGAAAAAGAAATTAGAGGAGAAGCGAGACAAAGAGATTGCCAAAGCGAAGACCAAAGCCAATAAAAAGGCGATGGTCATGGAGCTTGCACAAGCCATGGCTCAGACTGCTACTGGTGCCATCTCCGCCTACTCGTCAACTATGGCTGGAGCTCCATACCCAGCCAATCTGGTGCTCGCTCCAATCTCGGCAGGCATCGCTCTCGCAGCTGGTATGCTACAAGTGGCAACCATTAAAAAGCAGCATCAGGCAGAGGTAGCTGGCTATTACGAGGGTGGCTTCACTGGTCCTGGCAGCTGGAAGAAAGAGGCAGGCGTTGTCCATGCCGGTGAGTTCGTTGCTAACCACAACGCAGTCAGCAACCCTCAATTGCTTCCTGCTCTGAAACTCATCGATGCAGCGCAGCGCAACAACACCGTCGCCTCTCTCACCGCACAAGACGTGAGTCGTGCCATGGGTGGTGGAGGTGCTGCCGTGGTCGCTCCTGTGGTAAACGTATCGACGGACAACGAGCAAGTTACTGCAGCCCTCGATGATGTGAGTGCAACCATCGACCTACTCAACCAGCAACTCAACGATGGCATACAAGCTGAGGTGGTTATCACGGGGCGCAATGGCTTCGCCAGAAAATGGAAAGATTATAACAAGATGTTAGACAACAAATAGCTTATGATTACATGTATTATCAACGGCATGGCTGCTTATCCTGCAGCCAGTCAATCCATTAAGATAACATACGCCAACCAATACGTCACCGACGATGGCGAATACTCCTATGATATCACCTTCCCGATGTCCATCATGAATAATCGCAGGGCTTTTGAAAATGTCAGTAGATTCGACGTATCAAAGAATACCAAAAAGTATGACGACTGTAAACTGTACGTTAGCGGACGGCTCGTCCTTTCTGGTGTAGGCACGATTATTAGTGTAACAGAGTCGGATATCAAACTGCAGGTAGTGGGCGGAAAATCCCGCATCAAATACAATGACAGGATGACCAAGCATTATATTGATGAGATTCCGTTTGGTGTAGCCGATAAACCTGGTTATACTGTTGATAAAGGTTTTTCTCAGGGATTTAAAAACTTTCAAAAGATCAATGATATCTATAGACTTGATGAAGATAAGTCGAAGTTCCTGGGAGTAGAAGGCAAATGGTGTTTCGTGCCTGTACGGGACGAAACAAATGATATGATTGCCAATTTTGTTGGAGTGGACAAAACTAAGCAGTTCATCGGTTACAATGCGCCATTTATCATGAACTTGGCTGTTCAGCCGAACCTTATGTACATACTTCGCAAGGTGGTGGAATACGAAGGATATACACTCAAGCGCAACGACTTTGACTGTAAACCATGGAATCTCCTGTATATTGCTTCAGCTTATAAGACCAGAGAACTCCGTAAAGCGCTGCCTCATTGGTCAAGTTATACCTTTATAGAGGAATTCCGCAAGCTATTCAATGCCACCATCGTCTTTGATGATATCAGGAAGACCTGCTCTGTTATTAATGCATCAGAATTGTCAACCTTAGGTTCTGTAAATATAGAACCCTTGGATGAATATACTACGGACTACGATGAGGATGGATCGTTCTCAACATCATCTACGGCAAATCTGGAGTATAATCTGGGAGATTCTGCCAACAGAGATGATTACGAGGTTATCTCGAAAAAGGTTTTCGAGAGTTTTGAGATTGTAAATAGTACCGAGGTGATGGGGGAAGACAGACAGTTCGCGACCACAACACTATTTTGGTCTGAAAGAAAGAAACGACAGACCATCATTGAGAACTTCGGCGACTACTACATATACGTGGAAGATGAAAACGAGAAGAAAAGCTGGAAGCTTGTAGGCATCTGGTCTCCGCTCATCAGGGACAAATCTTCTGATGACTATATCGATCTGAACATTTCTCCTGCTGCGCAAGTCGTAGAAAATATTAATTTCAAGTCAGGATTGATAGAGGATAACTACTACGAGAAGCGATGTCTTCTATCAATTCCAAATGATAAAGAACCTGATTCCAAGGAATATGATATTGATGAAGATGGATATAGCTATACGTCAGTGCAAGATGCACTCGATGATGAATCCGTGCTCGATACCTCGGAGGATGAACAGGAATGCATGAATATATTCTTCATCCTTCCTGGCAGAGTACAAACGGGAGACGGAACCACAGCAAACATCTCTTGGGTAGGGGAAAAATCAAGATGGCCACAGCTCATGACCGACTATCGAATCAATGGAGGCTACAGATTCAGCGGCATAGCGTTCATTGACGATGCCTTCTATTCGCTATCACTCTGCACAAAGAGCGGAATCAACACGACTTGCCTGGGAAGCTTACATGATAACGGTCTTAAAATCGACAACAAGAACTGTCTTCAGGTTAAGTTCAAAAGCGAAGTCATCCCTGATCCTTCCAACATCTACATCATACATAACAAGAAATTTGTATGCGAAAAGATAGAGATGGATGTCAAGGATGACCAGATAGATAAAATCTATGTAGGATATTTCT